TGCAAGCTAAAGTGCTTCGTATGCGTTCTGTTATGGAAGCCATGCAATATGATAAGAACTATAAACCAAACTTTGAATCGCTTGAAGATTCAGCAAAAGATCTTATTAACTATGCTTCTTTCTTTGTAGCATTTTCACGCGGTAAGATGGAAGGTCAAGATTCAATGCGTGATTTCTTAAATAAAAAAATACCTGTAGCAACATATTCTATTGCAGATTTTAATACTGTAACAATATCAGCTAGTAATGAGGTAGAAGATGCTGGTTGCTAATGTATCTAATATTAGAGAATACTTTAAAGATCAATTACAAAAACAAAAGTTTGTAATTGATAAGACTGGTGTTAAGACGATTGAACTCATTGGCGCTAACTTTATTGCCAATGAACCTACTATCTTTGGCGAAGTAAACGAAGAATATATTCGTAAAGAACTAGAATGGTATAAGTCGATGTCTCTGAATGTTAGAGATCTAGAAGATACACCTGCCATATGGAAGAAAGTGGCAGATGAAGATGGTTATATCAATTCAAATTATGGTTGGTGTATATGGTCACATGATAATCATTATCAATATCATAATGCTTTAAATGAACTTAATAATAATCCAGATTCACGTCGTGCTATTATGATTTATACAAGACCATCAATGTGGCATGATTATAATTATCATGGTATGTCTGATTTTATGTGTACAAATGCAGTACAATATTTAATTCGTGATAATAAATTAAATGCTATTGTACAAATGAGAAGTAATGATGTTGTTTATGGTTATCGTAATGATTATGCTTGGCAAGATCATGTTTTAAATAAATTAGCAAAAGAATTAAAAGTTAATCGTGGCGATATTTACTGGAATGTAGGATCTCTTCATGTCTATGAAAGACACTTCAGCTTGGTCATCTAAATATTTAAATCTAGCAAAACATGTAGCAACTTGGTCTAAAGATCCATCTACTAAAATTGGTGCAGTAGCTGTTGGTGAACGTGGTCAGATATTAAGTACAGGCTACAATGGTTTTCCTAGAAATATTGAAGATAGACATGATAGATTAAATGATAGAGAATCAAAATATAAGTATGTAGTTCATGGCGAAATGAATTGTATATATAATGCGACACTCAATGGTGTAAGTTTAAATGAAGCAGACTTATATGTATATGGATTACCAATATGTTCTGAATGTGCTAAAGGTGTAATACAAGTTGGTATTAAACGCGCATATATGTGTTATCCTGAAACTATAAGAGATAAATGGAAAGATTCTTATAAAATTACATCCGAAATGTTTGACGAAGCCGGCATACAACATGAGATAAAATATGAAAAAAATATTAATAACTGGATTTAATAAAGAACAATGTACTAGAGATTATTTCTTAACTAAAGAATTAAGAATATTAAACTCTCATTATTCATTGATTCGCTGTTTAGAAGATATGGGATTTGAAGTAGAACAACGACCAGTAAATATTGGTGAAGATCTATCAAGTTATGATCGTGTGATTATATATCTTCATTCTATACAGTCATTTTGTCAATTTTTATATGATGGTCTTTATGCTATTAAAGCTCGTCCTGATGCTATTCTTGCATTTGATGATTGGCAAGTAGATCAAATTATGGCATGTTTTCCACAATTTAAACGTAACTTACTTGATGAAGAAAAGTATAATCCATTTAGACAATATCTATTAGATCTTTATTATGGATCTTCAGATGAAGCAACTATTCGAGCTCATAAACAAGACTATCTAGAAAGTATAGAGCAGGTATTATCTTATCAAAATAAATTAATGATTTGTGCTTATGCAGGCGGTGACTTGAGTAAGTTTAAACTTGGATGGTCAAATGATAAATTATTTAGCTTTAATCCTAATCCCTATAATCTAAATCGTGGTCCACATAATAATTTTGGTGAAGAAGATATAGGTTTAAACGCTTTCTTTGAAGAAGAATCTACTAAAATTAAAGCTTGGGTGTTTTCATCACTTAATCATAAAAAGAATGATGCAGTAGTTAAGAAGAATAATTTTACATGGGATATTGCTATGTATGGTCCACGACGTGGTGAATATAAAGCACAACGTCTAAAAGAACCTGATATGTGCAGAGAATATGTAAAGCACTGGGGTTGTCTACTTCCAAAATATTATCACGCCGGTTCAGGTTGGTGGAGATCTAGAGTGCAGCAGGTAGCAGACGCTGGTTCTATTCTATTATGTGATGATGTTGAAGGCGTAATATATGGTGATGCATATGTCGGTTTAAATATTGCTAATATAGAAAATATGGATAACACACAGCTAGAAAAGTTGGCTAAATATCAGCATGACTGTTTATATGATAATCATCCGTTGGATAAGAAAGTACAGCGTGATGAATTGACTAAGATCTTGGAGATTTAAATGAAGCATGCCGCAATTATTCCACTCATTGGTGGAGAAGCACTAGCATCAGCGGCCGTATTTGGTAACAGACCAGACTATATTTTAAGTTATACACCATTTAAAAATCATGATGCGCATTTACTCAATTATTGGGATTATGAAGTTCCATATTATCTATTAGATGAAGGTGGAAAACACCCACATAAAGTAGATGTTGTTTCTAGTGTATGTCCATGTGCTGGATTATCAATGTTATCTACTGGTTATGGCGAACATAATCCAAATAATAAATGGATGTTAGAATCTGCAGAATATGTCTTAGGTGAGATGCAGCCTAAAGTATTCTGGGGAGAGAACGCTCCTGCACTAGCTGGAAAGATCGGTGAGCCTATTAGAAACCAGCTGATCGCTATTGGTAATAAGCACGGTTATACTATGACTCTGTATCGTACTAAGAGTCTTCTGCATGGAGTACCACAAGTTAGAGAGCGAACGTTCTACTTCTTCTGGAAAGGTGATAAGACTCCTATACTAAACTATTATAACACACCATATAAAAAGATAGAAAACGTTATCTTAGAGATTAAAGCTAACTATCAGATGGAGCCGATCAACAAGAATAAGCCTAGTGAAGATCCTTATTATAAGTACCTTCTTGAAGTAGTATATGGTGGTATAACACACCGCGAACACTTTGACAAAATAGATCCTAATAATATATCTGTGAGAAGCTATGATTCGAAGAGTCTTATCGAAACTTTTGGCCATGATTACAGGCAAGTCGGAGCGTGGATGGAAGAAAATGGATATGAAAGAGAAGTCAGTAAGTGTGATCGTATGTTTAACAAGCTCGCATCGGGTAAAAACATCATGCGTCGCGGTACTATCGTACCGAAAGAATACATCGGTGCTTTTGTCGGTCACTACCCTACCATGCTTACGCACCCACATGAAGACAGATACATAACATATAGAGAAGCGATGTCTATAATGGGTCTACCTGAAGATTTTGAACTTCTAGATCCAAAGAAGAACTACAACCACATTTGTCAAAACGTTCCGTTTCATACGGCAGTAGATATGGCCAAAGAAGTTAAAGCTGTACTTAATGATGAAAGAGAATTTGTTGACAATCGCTTAGTTTATCAGTATAATAGTAATAGAAAACATGTTTTAGCTGACACTAGACAGAGTAATCTTAGTGAATTTTTTAATTAATGGAGGTATGATGACAAAGGTGACGCATGGTGGGTATATGTTTGAGAATGGTGATACATTTACACAGTCGGTAACAGTTTCTTCAACCGGTTCTCTAAAATTAGAACCACTTTATAAATACGCCGAAGGTCAGATCATATCCGATTTTAAAGCATATATAGATAAAACGTATCAGCAGCACTACAAGACAGAAGAAGATAGGATCGAGTGTTTTGACGCTTGGATTGCTCTTGATGATGCCACACCTACTTTTAGAAATACCGCTCTAAAGTATCTTTGGCGTTATGGTAAGAAGAATGGTAATAATAAAGATGATTTAATGAAAGCTCTTCATTATATTTTAATGTGTTTATATAACGATCATTACAAGAAAGGTGAATAAAATATGGAAATCCAAATCCCAATTGAAAAGCTACGCGAACGTGGTCTGTTTGTCGCCACACCTATGTATGGTGGACAGTGTGCAGGTATGTTTGCTCGTTCGGTAGCAGATTTATCTGCTCTATGTACAAAGTATGGTATTCCTCTACAGTTCTATTTCTTGTTTAATGAGTCTCTAATCACTCGCGCAAGAAACTACTGCTGTGATGAGTTCATGCGTTCTAATACACAACACATGATGTTTATTGACTCCGATATCGGCTTTAATCCGCAAGACGTTATCGCTCTTATGGCTCTTCAAGCAAATGATGAGAAGTACGACATCATCGGTGGTCCGTATCCTAAGAAGTGTATCTCATGGGAAAAGATCAAGCACGCTGTCGATAAGGGTGTAGCCGATGAAGATCCAAACGTTCTAGAGAAGTTCGTAGGTGACTATGTATTCAATCCTAAGGGAAATCAGACGAGCATTCCTCTTTCAGAACCGGTTGAGGTTCTTGAGATTGGAACTGGCTTCATGATGGTAACAAAGAACGCTATGCAGAAGTTCTACGACTCTTATAAAGATCAGTACTCATATAAGCCAGACCACGTTCGCACTGAGCACTTTGATGGCTCACGCGAAATCCTTATGTACTTCCAAGCAGAAGTCGATCCAGTTTCTAAGCGATATCTTTCAGAAGACTACTGGTTCTGTCAGAAAGCGCAGCAGATTGGTCTAACCACTTGGTTCTGCCCTTGGATGGTCCTACAGCATGTTGGTACTTATATCTTTGGTGGCTCTCTTGCGGATATCGCTTCTGTCGGAGCTTCAGCTACAGCTGATCCTTCAAAACTTGGTGGTAAGAAAAAGAAGTAATTGAAAGGAATATTATATTATGAAGATTGAATCTAATACAGTGACGGTGCTTAAGAATTTCTCTAACATCAATCCCTCTATCGTTATTAAAGAGGGAAGCGTGTTAGAGACTATCTCAAGCGCAAAAACGATTAAAGCAAAAGCTACAGTAGAGACTAACTTTCCAAAAAGATTTGCAGTATATAATCTGAGTAAGTTTATCTCTACTCTAAGTCTATTTGATAATCCAGACGTTGAGTTTGGTGATAATAGTCTAAACGTTTCTGATGGTAACCGCAGCATCCAGCTTACCTATTCAGAAGAATCAACTATCATCAAGCCGCCAGAAAAGGATCTTAAACTACCAAGTGTTGACGTATCTGTTAATATCACTAACGAAAATATTAAAACGGTAGAAAAGGCACTTGGTATTCTAGAAGTATCAGAGATTCTAATTACTGGCAAAGATGGTAAGGTTTATCTCCAAGCTGCAGACAGTAAAAACCCATCTGGTGATTTTTACTCCGTAGAAATTGGAAACACCGATAAAAACTTCCGCGCCATCTTCAAACCTGAAAATATTAAAATCTTACCTGGCGATTATACCATCGACATTTGTTCTAAAGGAATATCAAAGTTCTATAACGATAAAGTAGAATATTTTATCGCTATCGAAGCTGGTTCCACTTTTTGATAAAGGGGGACTAGTTCCCCCTTATTTTATTATGATGAGGTGTATATAATGAATGATGAATTTCTCTGGGTAGAGAAATATCGCCCTAAAACTATAGATGAGACTATTCTTACACCACAACTAAAAGCAACGTTTCAACAGTTCGTGGATCAGAAGAATATTCCAAATCTAATATTATCCGGATCAGCGGGCGTAGGAAAGACGACTGTCGCGCGCGCCATGCTTGAACAGCTCGGTTGTGATTATATCGTCATCAATGGGTCTATGAATGGGAATATCGACACACTCCGTACTGAGATACTCAATTTCGCCTCTTCGATATCCTTATCTGGAGGAAGGAAATATATCATTCTTGACGAAGCAGACTATATCAACGCGAATTCGACACAACCTGCCCTGCGCAATTTTATGGAAGAATTCTCTTCAAACTGCGGCTTTATCCTTACATGTAACTACAAGAACCGTATCATTGAACCCCTGCATTCAAGATGCTCTGTCATAGAATTTAAAATAACTAAGAAAGATATAGCAAAGCTCGCTACACAGTTCTTTAAAAGAGTATGTGGCATTCTTACTAACGAGAATATCGAGTTTGATCAAAAAGTAGTAGCTGAAGTAATCAATAAACACTTTCCAGATTGCAGAAGAATATTAAATGAGTTACAGAGATATTCTGCTATTGGAAAAATAGACACGGGTATTCTGACCAATCTGCAAGAAGTATCGATCAAGTCTTTAGTTTCTCTAATTAAAGATAAAAATTATACTGAGGTCCGTAAATGGGTATCTGAGAATCTAGATTCAAACGTCAATGAGTTATTTAGAAAGATATACGACACCTCTCTAGAAGACGTCAAACCACAGTTCATTCCAGCACTAGTTATGTTGATAGGTAAATATCAGTATCAGGCGGCGTTTGTGGCAGATCAAGAAATTAATCTAATGTCTTTTTTTGCTGAAGTCATGCTTGAGGGTATATATCAATGAACCCATTTGATATAATAAATGACCTGTCATATAATAAGAAAAACTTATTGGAAAATGAGGGTGATTATCTTCCATTTATAGCAAATAAGCATTTCTCATATTTCTCTGATACCATATTCTATTCAAATGAACTAAATATGAATAGTCATTTGGATAAACAGCTCCAGCACGACTACTATTTTAATATAATACGTAAGTGTAAAAGATATGCCAAATGGAATAAAAAGGATAAGTCTGCGGCTTTAGATGCTGTGCAGAGATACTATCAATATAGTGAGTCTAAGGCAAAAGAGGTATTAAAACTGTTAAACAAGAAACAAATACAATATATTATGCACATAATGTCATCAAATGATTAAAAAGATGATTATATAAATATCATTGATAAT